ACGCACTGCTGGGCAATCTCCCGACGCCAAGCGCAAACGTGCCAGGGGAAGCGTTTCGTCAACTTGCCGGGAACAAATTCGCCGTTTGTATTTTTGAGCGAAAACTCAACTTCAGAATGGTGTCCATCCCAGATTGCCGATTGGCGAAATGAAATCACAGACACGTTTTTTTCTGCGGCCTGAGTTATCGCGGAAATATAATCGCCTGATACACTGTCATCATCGTCGCAGAAGGCTACGTATTTGCCACGCGCAAGGCTCAAGACGCCGTTTCTCTTTGCGCCAATGGTTCGCTTGCGGTCATCGCCGAAATAAAGAATCTCGGCCTTGCCGTTGTTTTGCGCGGAAAGTTCCTTGATTAAGGCTGCCGCCTTGTCCATGCGTTCCGGCACGGTTGGAATTAAGATTGAGAGGAGTGGTGTCATTTTTTTATTCCCGCTGTGATCCGATCAAATACAGCCTGGCCCTTCTTGTATGCTGCATCGCTATTTTGCTCTGAGTATGTCGCGTCCATCGGCTCACCGGTAAAGATCGGGTGTCGATGCTCGAAGACTAAATCTTGCGCCGGAATTACTACGGCATCAGCGTATGCCTGCGCGGTGAAATAATTATCAGAAAACACACCAGTGAATTCTGGGTGAAACATCCAGCCTTGGTGATCGTATCGTTTACGGGTCAAGATCGCCATGCAAAGCAGGTCGTCCTTTCTGTGCCCGTCACTGATAGCTAGGACCTGAGACTTGGTAGCGTCGAGCCGCGTTCGGATTTCCTCGTCCCAATGCAGAGGTGGCAGCCAGTCGTCTGACATTTGCACAAGAATGTTCCCGCTCGCCGCCTTCGCTGCCGCATTCCACGCCGCCACACATCCGCCATTTCCAGCCAGCGCAATGGACTTGAATCGGCTTAACGGATACGACTCCTCATCACTCAAATCGAAGGCAAAAATATGCTCAATGCGGTCGGGATGCTTCGCCCGGTCGAGCCATGCTTGCCGCGCATGGGAAGCCCTAGCGGGCCGTCCGCGCGTAGCATGGCACAAGGTGATGTCGCCGCCTGCCAGCACCCACTCGTTAAATTCCTCAACGTCTGCGCGTTTGGATTGGCTGGTCATCCGCATGGCTTGCCGGTGCAGGCTTCGCGCAAAGCTGCCGTAAAACTGGCCGCGTGTGTTCCAGACCGCTTGTTCGGGAAACGGGCAAGCCAGACAAATCCGCGCGTAGGATAGAGCCTTCTCCCGGTCGCCGCATGTTAACTCAAGATTCGCCAATTCATACCACGCCTCAGCGCGGCCTGGCGCGACTTGCGTTGCCTGATGCAAAAATGACGCGGTGGTTGCGGGGTCGTCCGGCATTTGCGAGATTTGCAGATAAACTTCATATCGCTCAACCGCGCCAGCTTCGGGATGCGCAAGGAATTGTTGCGCGATTTTAAGGGCTTCCGGCTTGCGGTCAGGAGTCGCCGCAAGTTCGCCGAAAAGGTAAAATAAATGTCCGTGGCTGCGAAGGCTTGGGTCGAGATGCTCAAGGATGCGGAGATTCCTTTCTCGTCCGGGGGTGCGAGTTGCGAGGGGGGAATGAACCCATCGGATCTTGTCGGTGATTGCAGATTTGAGAACGGGCTTGTCGGCCCCGGTCATACACTCATGCAATGCGCCGTCCCATTTGGCTACTCCACGCCGTGCCGCCCGCTCTCGCAGGTTGTGGGCGATTCGCTGGTCTGGCACAACGTAAGGGCATTGCAGCAAATCGAAATCAGGCGGCAACACTTCCAGCATCTCGCGCATTTTTTCAATGCCTTCGCTGAGATCGTCCATGTCCGCCCAGACGATCCAGTCGCCGGTTGCCATGTTCCAAGCTTTTTGCCGAGCCGCTGCGAAATTGTCAACATGCGGCCAGTCTGGGATCGCGTTAAAGTATTCGCCGGTGATGCAGCCTCGCGCCTTGGCGGTGTCGAGCGTGTCGTCCGGTTTGAGAGTGCCGATTGCGCGAACAATAATTAGCTCGTCAAAATGCGGCTGGAAGTGGTCGAGAAACCGATTGATTTCGTTCTGGCAATTTCCGGTGATGCAGGCGAGAGAGATTTTCATTTAGGTTAGGTTACAAATAGAGAACCCGCCACCCATAACAGGTGGCGGGTGAATGAACAACACCAATCCGTGTGAAATTAATCCGTGCGCTGGATTAATCCAAGTCCAAGGCTCAGACCCACGGCAGAACCGAACAAGCACTCCATTGCGGAGTAAAGTTTGCCGGTGGCGGGCTCGAAGTATTCGCGGTATCCCATCGAGATTCCAGACTCGTCATCAGTCAAGACTTCAAACTTGTCGTAGGCTTCGGGCCGTTGCGGTTGCAAGCTGCGGACGGCGACGGCGAGAGCGTCGGGGTGGACGAGCAAGCCAACCAGCGAAATTCCGTTGATCGGAAGGACGTTGGTTTCGTGGACCGACATTCCAAGAACTCGGGGGAGCTTGGCTTCGCGGACGGCTTCACTGCCGCCATATTGAAACGCTTGGGTCATGTTGGCATCGGCCAGGAGGGAAGCGTAGGCGTCAGCGTTGAGGATAACGCTCTCGGGCATCACGTCACGCTTGATAACGACTGTGCGCCCGGTCCGAATGGCCGCAAGCGAAACCTGCGCAATGACAGCCGACACAACGCCGAGGCCGTAGTTAACGGTCGTGAAGTTTGCGAACAGGTCTTGCAGCACCATTTTCGCAAGCGACTTTGCTTGTTGGCGGGCAAAGTTAATCATGATCGCCGGGCTCTGGTTGGCCGCTTGGATGTCGGTGATGTCAGCGGTGACATAACGATGCTTATCCAAGTTGACGGTAATCGAGTTGATCGTTCCGCCGCCAGCTTCGTAAGGACGGCTGGAATTAGCCGCATACGAGAAGGTCGTGGAGGTCAACGCTTCAACGCGAGGGACGATGATCGCCGAACCCTTTTGCGCGGCGACTCCCGAAAAGGAACGGGAGAATGCGGTGAGAGGTTGCAGCATGGCAACGAAAGCTTGGAGGGCTTCCTGAAGGAAGATTGATTGGGTGTAGTTGATGGTGGCCATGATGTTTTTTTTTAAGGTTCGAGAGCGTGTGCCAAATTAGTTTTTGAGTTCCTGTTTGAGCGCGGCTGCGTTCTTGCGGTAAAATTCGGATTTCTTTTCCGGGTCGTTGATTGCGTTGAATTGCTCAGTGAGCGATTGCGTTGCAGTCTCGGAAGCGTTGACAACGGGGAGGATGCTTGCGACCGCAACGCCGAACGAACGCTCAAGGCGCATACGGTCGGTCTTCTCCTTATCAAGCTCGGCGGTGAGAATGGAAATGCGGTTGGTCATGTCGGAGATTTTCGCAACCATCGCATCAACACTTAGTGCGGCGACAATGGCGGGTTCGACGGGAGCAACTGGCTCAACCACTGGCTCAACCACTGGCTCAACCACTGGCTCCACAACGGGAGCGGGTTCGACGGGAGCAACTGGCTCAACAGCGGGATCGGGTTCAACGGCGGTAATTGGTTTCGTGACCATACCGTTTCTAAATGTGTCAAATCTGCCGCGCATTTGTGCGGGACTCAGGACAGCGACTGCGGCTGGCGTTTCGGAAATGCCGTCACAAAATCCAAGCGCGATTGCCTCAAGCGGGTCGAGCCAGGTTTCGGCTTCCAGCATCGCGTTAATTTCCGGCTCACTCATTCCGGTTTTTTTTGCGTAAACATTCACAAGCGACTTCTCAAACTTCTCCAGAAGGTCCGCGTCCTTACGAAGATCAGCTGCGTCACCCATCGAGATTGTGCTTGCCCGGTGGACCATCATCATTGCGCCTTCGGCCATGTAGCAACGATCCGCCGCGCAGGCGATTACTGATGCCATGCTTGCGGCGAGGCCGTCCACCCATGCCGTGAAGCCGCCTTGATGCCGTTTCAGCGCGGAGATGATCGCCGTTCCGTCCGTGATACTTCCGCCAGGGGAGTTGAGTCGGAGGTTGATGTGACCTTTGATTCCAGCGAGGTCTTTGATGAACTCCTTGGCAGAAATACCCCACGCGCCAATTTCATCATAGAGCGTAACTTCTGCGGGCTCGTCGGTTTTTGTAGTAATGGCATACCAGTTCATACCGCCGCCGGTGGTGTCAAAGTCTCAGCATCATCAGGGGCCGGTTGCGCTGGCAGCATCGGGGCGGTTCCGGGAGCGGGGGGGAACACTTCTTCGACGGTGAGTTCTACGCCTTCCTCTGCCGCGATTTCGTCAACCATGCGTTTTCGAACGGCGGCATTGCGGATGATGTCTTCGGTTTCGGCTTCACTATCCTGGCCGAGTTCATTGAAATATCGCTGGGTCGAAAGCAGCCCGCTGCGCACAAGGTCAAGTCGAAGCTTGCCGTCGCGCCCGGTGTCCACTGTAAGCCGTTGTGGTGCGATCCAGTCTGACCGCCACCAGTCGTCACCAGGGTAAGGCAGCTCACCCGCTTGGATGCGGTTCCAGATCCAATACCGCCAGAATCGGCGGCAAAACTGAAACTCCAAAACCTGACGGATGTCGGAAAAGAAAACCTCAGCGTCTTGCAGGATGTGACGAGCAACGGCCCCACCGACGCCGGACATATTCCAAATGAGTTCAGGCGAAATGCCTGCCGCCCACGATATTTCCCGAACCATAAATTCCATCCACGGCGCGAAGTTTACGTTGGGCCGGTCGAAGGTGTGAGCTGATAGTTTCTCGCCAGGCTTGAGTTGCACGCTCCCTGTGCCAGCGGTAAGTCGATCAAAGGTGACTTCTTCGGTCGTGCCGCTGGTCGTCTTGCGCATGGACGAGCCAAGGCCGATATTCCCGGCGTCCTGCGACTCAATGACAATGCCGATCTTGCTGTTTAGATTTGCCGCGAGTTGCTCGTTTTCCAGCATGGTCCGCAAATCTTGAATGCGCGAGACGGACGAGCATAGCCAGGTGACCCCGCGAAGGAATCCATATCGGTGTAGCTTGCGGATGTGGATCATGTCCCCGGCGGGAACGTCGGTCACGGCCCCGCGCTGGTCGGTAGGCGAGGAAAGCACGCGATAGGCGACTGGCTTGTTGTCGTCATTAACTTTCACGCCGTCATGCCAGCCGTTCTTGTCGTCATCATTGCTCTGGTTCCCGACATATTCAGCCGTGATAAACCTAGCCATTGCGCTCCCGTTTTCGCTCTTGGCAAGCTGGGCAAACATTTCTCCATCCGTCACCATCTGCTCAACGATCATGCGTTGCGCTTCGTAAAAATTGACGGCTGCGGATTTGTCGAAGGCGAAGGCGTCGGTGGCAACGCGGTCCTCAAAGAGCCGTTCCGCTTGCTTGTTCCATGCGCGGTCCGCTGTTCGCGCCTGTGGCACAAGCCCGTTGCCGACTGAGTATCGAGAGATGCCGCGAACGATTCGTTGCGCGAGCCCGGAGTTGTTGAGAAGCCACCGGGCCGACTTCATCATCTTGATACGATCCCACGCGAAAAGCTCATGCTTCGCCTCTAAGCTGGATAGGTATATCTGCGGGCGATTGTAGGTTGGGGCCGTTTCCTCGAAGCTGCGGGACTGGGGGTCTTTGCGCTTGCGACCTGCGCCTGGTCGTGCGCCGCCTCTCTTTGATTTAGGTTTGATTTCGTCCACGCCCTGCGCGAACTGTCAAAGCCTAGACGGTCAATGCGGAATCAGTCGCGCGTGAAAAGTCAGCGCGGACGAATACCCTGCGCGGAGCAACAGCTGTTACAACCGGCGAGATGCTGTCAAGGATGTCCCCGATGGCTACCAATAGATCGTTGGTGGACAAGATCATCACGCCGCTACTGTTCGCGCCATCAAAACCAGATGCGGTGATTTCAACGGTAGATTCACCGCGCAAATTTGCCGCCGCCGCCTTGTCGGAAATAGCCTCGATTGCGTCGAGAGTGATCTTGCCTTGCGCGTATCGGCGCAGGATGTGCCGTTTGATTCCGGTGATGTCAGCCATGCACCGAGGCGGCTGTCAAAATTATTCCAGCTTCCCGCCCATCTGCACGAACATTTGCACGATAGGCCGAATCCGCTCGATCAAAATATCCTGCTGCGCTCTCGGCGCGTTGGCGAGATCGTGCTTGTCCAGGCTGCGGCCAATCTTGATTACGCCGTCGAGCACGTCGGAGAGCCAGCCGTCAGGTGGGGTGATTCGCTTTGCGTCTCCGGTAGATGATCCGGTCAGGATGAGGCCCGCCGACTTGTAGATTTCGCGGTAAGCTCCCATCGCCTGCGCCGGGTCCGTG